TAGTCTTTCGGATAATTCGCATAGCGCAACTGAACCATATCAGTAACCAATCCAATATTACCAGTTCCAGACCAATAGTCTACATTATAGGCGTAAGCTTTGTGCTTTTCCCATTGGTTGTTGCTGAAAAAATCATAATAAATCTTCTGATAAGCAAGGAACGGAAGAGCATTGACAGTCTGCGAAGTCTGATAAACCAAAGGATTATCAGTGTCACCAAGGACATCAACACCTAGATATTTTTGAGTAATAGCAGCCTTGGCTGTATTGTTAGGACCAACCATAGAACCATAGCCAAGTAAATCAAGCAATTTACAAGAACCATAGACAATAGGGAGGCCTGCGTCATCACGAGTATTAGGCTGGTCACCAGCATTAGCCGTCTGAAGGAACGCACTAAAAATGCTCTGAGTAACACTAGGTACAGAAGTAAGTGCAGACGTATTTGAGGTAGAACTAGCTGCACTAGTCGCATAGTCCGTCATTTGAGTAAAAGCCTGCGGAAGAGCACGAGAAATCAAACGTAACGGCACAGCGTAGAAGTCATAATACTCCTTAATACGGGTATAAGCAGCAGTATTAACCGGAACAGTACGGGTAAACCAGTCAGAGGAAATACGATACTTAGTATCGGGAATAGCAATCTGCCAATAACAGGGGAGAATCTCACCAACCTTGGCTGTAAACAATTTTTTACTAGACAAATCGAAAGAAGAGCGATGGATAGGGATTCTCGCTCTGTCTAAAGGATTAAAATCACTCATAATTAATTAATATTTAAATTAAACCATACGATTGAAAATATTATTAGCGTCATTAAGCTTCTTATGCTTAATCATATCACGACAGAATGTCGCACTACGGTACCGGAGTTGCTCAAGGAGTTGAACCGTTTCACAAGAAACATCCGACAAGACATCAATCTCTTGCCCGTCCTGTGGCAGAACAAACATACAATCCGAGAGTTCGGGGTATTGAGAACGAAGGGCATATACACTTCGCATATTTTCAGAATCCGCTTTCTTTTCATACTCTATGCCTGTTTTAATGATAAAATTAATACGATCGGAGTAAGTACTAATATCAGAACCGAAGGCAGGCAAATGCCAGTTGCGGAAGAACTTATAGACATATAGGAACAGCCGATATAACTTATTAATATAAGATTCAAGATCGACATCGCTAGAACTGTTACAGAACCTAGTAAGGCACCGAGAAGCATGTAATATAATCTTGTCATCGTCAGTAAGAATAGAATTGACCTTAAGATATTGATAATAAGTACGAGCAAGGCTTAAAATTGAGTCTTGGTTATAGTCGACGAATCCGAATTTTGCAATTCTTTTTGGCGTTGAGTGCACAGCGCGAAGAACTCGAGCAATCGCAGTACTATCGTCATTGCGAGCAGACGAGAATCTGGGCAATAAAGTACGGATATACGACAAGGGTGGAGTTGACCGAACACTGACGCCGTTGAAGTTATAGACTCTTCCATTAACGACAGAATCGATTTTTTGCTCAATCTGCGCGTAAGGGTCTTCACCTTCCACGAAATCGCAACCTTTCTCAAAAAATCCGAGGGACGCTCTCGAGCGGGGTTTAAACGCGCGGCATGAGCGATATAATAAGGGAGCAGAACTAAGGCTATTAACGTAACTCGAAACGTATGAAGAAGCTCCACCTCGGGTAATCTGGAAATCTGAACGACCGAATTTCCAACTCTTATCGTGACAGTATCGTAATACCTTTGAGACTTCTTCCGAGTTTGTGAATAATAAGATATGATAATGCGGACGGAAATGGACAGGGCCGTACTCACCGACAGCGTAGAAATGTAACGTTTCATAAGAACCTAATTGCTTATATAAATATTTACGTAATCTTTTAATATAATTCTGAACATCAACATAATTTAAAAAGGGAATAAGGTTATCACGACCGTATTGTTCAGAAGCGGGATAATCCGTTTTGTCAACCGATTGCGTCTTATAGATAAAACTACGAATAGCAGCCATACTAAGAAACCAATTGTCCTTAACAGGAACATATTCCTTAATCTCACGGTCAAACGGCACTGTACCTTGTATCTGTTCGAAGAATATATGACGCAGCATGGAGTTATCATCACATTGATACTCGGAAACAGGAATATATTTATGATATTCATCACCAAAATGAATATCTCCTGAGATACCTACAACGTCCTCATATTCACTGTGGAGAACCTTACAATTCATAAGAGGAATATGCTCGTTGTCATACGTAAGAGTTACAAAATAAGAATACTTAAAGGCACTTCCAGCGGTCTTCACACGCATGGACGCCTTTTGAGCACGCTTATGAATACAATAATCACATTGACCACAATCCACGGCAATGCGTGCACCAGTGTAACGATTAGTAATGAACGAACGATACTGACAATGATCAGCCGCTTTCAATAAATCAGGAGAAAATTTCATAATTATTTACGTTTATCAATCACTTGGCGACGATTGCGACTACCAAATGAAATATGAACAAATGTCGGATATATGATAAGCTGGTCAAATGGCCAAATATTATCAGAGAAAAAATGAATCTTTTCAAGCAAATTATTAAACGTAGTAGAGCCATAAGGCTTAATATCAACAGCTTCACCTACAAGATGCTGAGAATTCGGAGCACCATTGCAAGCTTTATTCTGTTCAGGAGTACGTCTGGCGCTAGTTACCGAAAAATGGACATTAGAAAACAATAAGTACTCAAAAAAATGCATAAGAGTATCATTCATAGTCCAATGGCATTAAGAATATAACCTAGTGCAGCAGATACGGCACCAATAACAATTTTCCAAATATTATTCTTCATTGTCTTGAGATTTAAAATAAACAAAATCATTTTCTTCTTTAATCGAATCCACAATAACAATAAAGCCCAACGAAGACATTCGCTCAGAATATTTTCCAAGGCCATCGAGAGAATTAACAATATAAGGCGGAACAACATCATGACCAGTAACTTTTGCTTTAACCGAAATAATAAACTTTTGCATAATTGTAAGAATTTTAAAATGTTAATAATAGTTGTAACTTCTAACTGGGGCAAATATACAAACTATTTTTATAATTCCAAAAGAAATATCTTTTTTTTAGATTGTACCATAGAGTGTGAGTTGTGCGTTTATGGACAAGGGATGGAGAATTCGAGAGGATAACTCGAATTTGCTTTCGCACACAACTAGGGGCTTCGCTTAATTGACAAGTGGATGTATACAAGGGTGTATAGGCACGGCAAGGCAGGGACTGTCTTGCCTTTGCGCGCCGTCGCGCTAAAATACCGGAGCGGAACGCTCCTATAAGGAAGTCGCTCCGCTCCATATTTCGATCAGGCCCTACGCGGGCGGCGGGTGTATATCGCTCAAACGCCGCGATAGGCTTCTAGTCCTGAAGTATGTTATCGGCCGTTATAAATAGTAGTATTACGGGGGCCATAATCATTACGATAGATATTAGCTCCAGCACGGAATGCGCCGATAAAATTACCAGCACCAGCAGCAATACTACCAATACCACGAGCAACAGATTCCCAATAATGAGTACGGCCTTGTTTACGAACCAAGTCTGCGCCATATTCAGCAGCTTTCTGATTCGCCATAGAAGTTTTATACTCCGTATGTTTACGAAGCTTAACATTCTTATAATCGTACGTACTATCACGATATTGCAATTCATTAGAGGCGTTAGCTGCCTTAATCAAAGAATCAGCCGTCTCGGAAGCTACACGATTGTCAATTTTCTTACCGGAAGCCTCAGCAGCAGTAAGAATAGCACGCTGAATTTCAGTCTGTATTTGCTTCTCAGTAAGAGCACCTTGAGACTGGAGATTGGCTAAAGTTTGAGCCTTAACAAACAAATCAGCCTGTTGATTCTGGTCCATATACTTATTCATAATACGTTGAGCATCAGAATTAAGCAAAATCTGTGCTTCTTGAGCAGCAGATATACGTTCAGCAAACTGGGCGTTTTTTAAATTCTGAGCCTCAGTAGACTGGTCCAAAGCAGCAGACACACGGCCCGTATCCTTATTCCAATAACCGGAAGAGCCAATAGCTAGATTCTTCCAGTTAGTAAGACCTCTATAATAATCAGACAAAAGAGGAGTTACCGTATCAGTCTGACGTGCACGAGAGCCTGATTCACCAGCAGAAGCCTCAGAAGCCTTAGCTTGAGCAAGGGAAGCAAGAGACTGGAACACGCTAGAAAAATTAGGCTTATAGGCCTGCATACTAGGAACAGGAGCAGCAGTAGCAGCAGCTCCGCCTGAAGCAGGAGACCTAGAACCAGCCATAGCAGCAGAACCTTGAACAAACGGATTCAAACCACGAGAAATCATAGCGTTAGGAGAATTGTAGGCATTATTCATGCCCCACATTTGTTGCTGCCAATCACGTTGAATTTGAGCCTGCTCAGCATTAAATGCATTTTGCTCACGCATCATGCGGAGATTAACCTTATTCTGATGATTCTGATTAAACATACCGACAACATTGTCGGTAAGGTTTGCAGCTGAAGAAGCTATAGCGTCAAACAAGCCCATTATGATTCAGAGGCAGGGGCGGGATCCGTAGACGGCGCTGCCTTTTGCTCTGCCAACATAGATTCAGCATAAGCCGATAGTTCAGACTTCTCACTAGCCAACTGCCGTAAAACAGCCTGACGTTCAGACATAGTCTGACAATGACGGGAGATAACACAATCAAAACGTTCTTCATCAGTCATACCATCCATTATAGTAGACTGAGTAGGATGCATTTGAGCAAGAATATTCTGAACATTCATATCACCAAGTAACCGACGATATTTTTCCTGATTCAGCAAAATCTGCGTCATATCACATTGAATCAAGTCGCCATCAAGAGATTCGTCATACATAACTGTATCATATACAGACTGTTGATAACACGGATTATCCTCAATCAACTCGGGAACAACCTCATTTTTAATATAATCGGGATTTTTATAAGCAAAATTTCTCATAACAATACAAATTAATAAGGTAAACCATTTCTGTCCAAGTTCTGTACAGCATATACTTGGAAATTAACATTACACAATAACTGGTCAAATGCGACAGAGCAGTTAGCAGCATCAACTTGAGGAACGAATATAGAATTCAATTGCTGAGGACGAACTTTCATAGACTGATAAGACCAAGCACCGGAAGAGGTTAACACCTGCCATCCATCAAGAGGAGCAGACCAAGACTGATAAGCAGCACCAGCACGGAATCCAGCGTGAACGGTATCAATATTAGATTTCCATTGCCAATAACGGAGGTTATAACCAAGAGAACCGGAAACACTACGGCCGGGGTTATTCTGAAGATTCAGAGCGGGGACAGCCTGCATACCAAGCTGGTCAAATGCAGGTTGCGGGAAGTCAGAGATAGCAGTCACGGTCAGTTGAGGATTTTGGCCGGTCAGATTCCAATCCAGCATAGGTACAGCGTGATATACACACATAATCACCTGATGTTCAGCGCCACAGTCATAAGTAATAGTATGTCCGGAATTACTGGATACACCTTTACCAGCAATAGAAGCCTGAGAAGAATCAGAATCAAGATTAGTATTAACTACCTCATTAATATTGATTACACTAGACCAACCACCAATATAATGTGCATGATTGCCCATGTATTCGGGGGCCTTGATGCCAAACTGAGCGGCCATTTGGTCAGAGTAGTCTTTGCTGGAAAACTGGACTACCTCTTTCCAACGCTGGAGATATTCTGTGGCACGGATTGAGAGAGCGGATAAATCAGCATTTAAACGCAATTGAGCATTATTGCCAGGGCCAACAGAAGAAAGAGCAACAGAAGTACCTGTCGTATTAACCAATGCTGACTGAGAAGAGGGAGCCACGATAGCAGTATTAGAAAAATTAGACAAAGTGGAGATAGGCAAAGCAGATACCAAACCATACTGAGACGAAGGGAGCATACCCATAAAGTAGTCTTTCGGATAATTCGCATAGCGCAACTGAACCATATCAGTAACCAATCCAA